CGGCGGCTTCTGTAAATTCTTAGACGGGCACCACCGCTTTGTCCCGTGTGGGTTCTGCGTTATGTATGTGGCAAGGCCAGTTATTAAAAAATCGTCATCCGGTTTTATCCGGCGTGTGTTCGGTCTGTCACATTTTCCCCATAATTCTTCTAACTCGTCCCGGTCCACCCCGTCCCCGGATAACAGAATGTGGAAGTGTGGCCTTTTGTAGCCGTCCATTGCCAGGATATAAATATACTTTGCATTTTCAAGCCCGGCCTTTTTCCTGCGGCGGTTTATCCGCTTGATAAAATTCTGTATATCTTTCCTGGCTCTCTCTTCACTATCCGGCAAACAATCATCATTCCACCCAAACGTGGCCCAAATATCCCCTTTCCCAAAATTGATATTTGCCAGGCGTATGAGATAACGCCGGGCGTTCTTGTCGTTTAGGTTCTTCTGTGACGGTCTGGTTTCCCTTTTCTGCTTTGTCACTGGCACGTCCTTTTTGTCCTTAAAGGACGGGTACACCTGGGCTTCTAACAGAATGGTGCCGCTTTTGATGTTCTCGGACTTGGTTGTGGTTGTCCTATAAAGGCACTCCACCTTTCCGTCTTTCATCAACTTTTCCATTTCCCATTCTTCCAGGTTTGCTATTTGCTTTTGGTATGCTTCCTCATAATCGTAGTTGTCATAGAGTTTTTTTTTCATAGTTCCCCACCTTTATGTAAAACCCCTCTTCCCTTTCCCTCTGCCTGGGTCCCTTATGCCCTATATAAATAATTTCAATAGGGTGTCCGGTTTGTTAATACCCATTACAAGGACGGGGAAGCGGTTCCGCTCTATCTAAAAAATCAGTCAAGTAATTCGTTCCAGGCTTTCGCTACTACCGCATAAGCAAAAATGCCCGTGGCTGCCAAAATCAATATTGCGGCTCCTGCTGCCGCTAAAATAATCAGTATCGCCATGATTGCCGCCTTTCTTCCTATATATAGAAAAAACCGCTTTATTTCCTCTATATCTTGTGTTATAATATGGGTGTTAAGTTCCAACCCGGTTGTTTTGGTTCCCCACCTTGCAACCGGGTTTCGCTTTGCCCCTTTTACGCTTCCGGCAACTCTCCAAACATTTTTTCGTATATTGGCATTGCATACCTCATTAAAAGTTCCTTGGCTTCCTCTTCTGTTATGGCTTCGCCCATACTCTTGCTATAATCCATTTCATGTGTTAAAAGCCAATTCCCTTTTTCAGACTTCCATAATTCACATTCATGTGTCCGCCCTACTTCCTGGCCCGGAAACATTGCCCGGTTTAAAAAGGTATCTTCTCTATACCATTTCTTCACGGTTGCCACTTTCCGCATTTTTTCCGTGTCATACTTCATTCCCTGGATTACAAATACCATTCTTTTCCCTCGCATTCCCAAAAATATTTATTTACAATCACCATTTCCTTGGAAGTAATTAGCACTATTCCCATTGGAACTAGGATAAACGCCACCGTTATATCCCCCTCTAATAGCTTTACTGAAACCGCCGTAAGAATAAGCATTGCTACGCCATAGAGTTTTTGGGTAAGGAAATACCTTTTTCTTTTCTTGCGTTCTCTCGCTTTCTTTCTCCTTTCCCGCTCCCTCAACTCTGCCGTCATGTACCCCTTTATGTATGCCGCTTCCTGCAAGGCTTTAATTGCTCTATTTTCTTCTGTGGTTGATATTTTTAACCGTTCCGCCTGTGCTACCATATTAAGTTCCTCGCTTTCCTGCTACTGGTTTACATACTCGCCCACAATGTCCACCACTTTGTCCATAATGGTTTCCAACTCGCTTACGCTCATGGCCTTATCATCTATGTAAAAATCCGCATAAACCTTTCTTGTATCATTTCCCCACCTTGCCACCTGCTCCGGCAAAGGCTCATTCACGGCGTCAAACTCTAAGCCCTGGCCGTGGCACCATTCCACTGCCGCTTCCAGGTCACGCCCTGCCCTGCTTGTCCAAAGAATGACCTTGTGGCCGTTTGCTTTGAGCATTTTAACCGCCGCTACTACCTTCCGTTTCGGCTCCACGATTTCCGGGAACCTGGTAACTGCCAGTGTGCCGTCAAAATCAACCGCATAAATCGCCATGTGTGTTTTCTCCTTTCTCTCCTGCCTTTGCCCCTAGGCTCATTTCATACTTTAAAAGCATGGCTGCCGTCTGCACCATTTCGCAAGCGGCGTCAATGGCCTGGTGGAAAATTGCCGTTGGTGTGGTATCTTCGTCCAGGAAGCACGCCACTTCTATGCCTTTTACCCGGTCCCAAAGGACGGCCAGGGAAGTTTTTACATTTTCCATTGCTTCCTGGGCTTCCTCTGCTTCCTCTAAAATGACGGCATAGCCCTCATGTGTGCTATTGAATAAGGGAAACTTTGCATTTGCCCGGTTTAATTCCGCCATTGCGGCGGCTTCCACTTCTTTTCTTAACTCATTCATTGCCATTGTCCGGTTCCTCGCTTTCCTCTTCACTCTCCATTTCGTGGCTTTTCTCGTCCGGTGTGTCCGCTTCCGTGTATTGGCTCCCGTCCTCGCACTCCCGGCATTTATCCATGTCCATTCTTACGGGCTTTGTATTTCCGCACGTCCGGCAACTCCAACAATCACGGTTCTGGGGGTTGCCCTCTTCCGGTTCTCCTGCTGCCACATGGCCTTTCTTACTCCCCAAATTTATACATACGTTAATTGGCGGCATTTTTTCCATGGCTTCCATGGCGTTTCCCATTTCTTCAAATGCTGCTTCCAACTTCTTTCTGTATTCTTCTTGGTTTCCCTTAATCGTCCTTAATTCGTCAATGCGGTTTAATTCCAGGGTGTCAATAAGGCGGTGCAAGGAAGCGGCGGCACTCTCCACGCCGTTTTCTTCCGTCCATGCTTCAAATACGGAAACAACCGCCCCGGTAATCTGCTCATATTCTGCATGAAAACCCATGTCCTCTTCCTCTGCTTTCAGTTCGTTAAGAAATTCCGGCTTTTCTCCGGTAATCATTGCCTGGATATAAAAGCCCGGCACTTCCGCTTTTACCGCATTGCTCAACAATTCCGCTTTTGCCGCTTCTTTCATAAGGTTGTAATATTCCGTGTGCTTCATGTCCACGGTTCCGTCACTTGTAAATCCGTCCATAAATCCCATGTTAAATTCCTCGCTTTCTTATCTGTGAATTGGTGTTGTGAAATGATAAAGTGGTGGGTCATTTTCCACCGCTTCACGGTTTTTGTAAATCATAAGGGTAAAACGGTCCTGGCCCTCTTCGTCCGGTTCCCGGCGTGCGACTGCTTCAAATCCATAACGGGCGTTAAGTTTCGCCCCGTATACGGTATCTGTCAATTTTGCAATCTCACGGCTGCCCAGTGTCACGCCCTGGGTGGCTAACTGCTGCCACCGCTTAAATGTCTTGTCCAGGTATTCCAAAAAATCCGGCTCCACAATTCCGTTTAATGGTGTCACGCTCTTTTCCATGTGCTTTTCCTCGCTTTCCCGGTCCCATGACCGTTTACCCAGGCACGCCGCCGCATAATTTTCTTTATCCTGGCAAGCCTGGCTTTAAATTCCGGCAAATCTTCAATTTTTACCGTTATTGTCATTTCTGCCATGTCTCGTTCTCCTATAAATAAATGGTGTTATATAGGCTCATCTGCAAATCTGAAAAGGAATATTGCGGCGTTTCCTGCGGTTGCAACGGTGCCATAAGCCCACGTTTTTGCCATTCCTTATGTCTTATTTCCGGCGTAGGTCTGAACCTCTTAACCTCTGCGTCCATAAGTGCTTCCATGTTCCCGGCGTGCGACATGAGGGCCAGGAACCCCGTATAAACGTCCTTTTCATTCTTTACAATCCGTAATCTGTCCGATTGTTCAAATACGGTCAGAAATTCCCGTAACTTCATAACGGCCACCCGTACTTGTGAAAATAAATGGAAGTACACACAAAGGCAATTATCATAACCACGCCCAGGACACCAAAGAAAATACGGCGGCCTTCGGGGCTTTCATT